GGACTGTTTCCTAGCACGCATGACCCAGGAGTTAAACTCCAAAGCCATGTTTAGACTGGCGTATTGCATATGCGGCCGAACTATCATCATCCTATTAAGGAATAGGATAGAACAACCTGTTAATGCCAGCAGCTTCTGAGAAGGGGTATTTACTCCCATCAGAAGTTTGGCTAGACTGACACACGAATCGAGCTCAGTGAAGCTTAGAAAGCTGCTGAGTTATCAATGCGGCAGAAATGCCGGCTTGATTTTTTCCGAAACGTGGTTGCCACCTCGGGTAAGAACCTGAGGTAGTAACGGGGGATCGTTCGTAGAGCCGATATTGTGATGCACCTTGCGGCCAAGGGCCTAGACCAACGAGGTTACACGGAGATAAATTCTCAGTGTACCACGAAGTTCCAAGCCTGTAGCTATAACTCCTCGAAAACGAGACAACAGTGAAAGGCTCAAAGCCTACAAGGTTGTCGAGTGAACGAAGAGCACTGCGAAGGTCGACGAACCAGTCAACAACAAAGGAGAAAGGAACTAACTCCCAAGCGAGACTAGCCGGCGATGTCGCAAACCTAGACAAAACAAAGTCAGCCTTCTTAAAGAAGTCGGACATATATTTGACATTAGGTTTCACTACAAGAACATAACGTACGGTGGGAGCATCGATCACACTGCCAGTGGCATTGTGAACGTAAAGCGACCCAACAGGAGGCCTATGCCCCCCGTTAAAGGACGCAACAAGCTCTCTCACACGAGAGAACCTGTGCTCATCACCATCGCTATGTTCCTTCAAGTCCTTCTGAATCTTAGGCAGATGACGATTAATAGCCATTATATCGCTTATAACCGGCTTAATGCCGAATTTATAAGCAAGATATGCGTTACTAGCCGTCTTAAGAACCTTCCGAATGGACTTCCAATTGCGAGCCATATTAGGCAAGCAAGTTGCAAGTTCCACAATGGTAGGCCACATCTGATTACCTTCAATGAGGTCGAGGAGCACATCAGCTTTAAGCTCATGCGCTTTCTCGATGACATCGTCTTTGAGCGAAAGCTCATCGACGGAGGACAACGAAGCAATAGACCAACACGAGGGCAGGATGTTTGGAGTATTAATATTCCAATCATAATAAGTACTACGAAAGTACTCATTGCCTTGCATCGTCCACGGAACCGGAGCAGTATCTGAGATACACGCCCTACCACTTACAGTGTTAGGAGCGATTTGTCTCAGCGTCTGCCCAATGTCCCATATATGACGTCTATGTGAGACGGTATTCACTTTGTGTTTACCGAGCTCATCTACCATAACCTCATCAAGTTGTGAGGTAATGATACTGAAAGACGGAATCGTGTAGCTCGACGAAGTCGAGGCAGGAAGTCCGGTACAGTATACATCAGACTGAACCACCCCTTGGGATGGTTGAGCCATGGTAGCGAGGGCTATTGTTTTGGTGCGAGTTCTCATAATAAAG